AACAAACACATCCCCAACATCAGCTACTAGCCTAAGTGGTTGTATAGCGCTTGGTTATGGCGCTGTTCCAACAGCTAGAAACACAATAGCGATTGGATCTGCTTCAACACCATTGAGTGTTGTACCAGGGCGTACATTTACAGGTTCTTTATCAGGTTTACGTGTAATGATAAACGGAACGTATTACACCATCCCACTACTTGCATAATAAGAATTTCAGTAAAATTTAATAAATAAACATATGAGTCTAATCAAACAACCAATAACCCCTGCGGCACCTACAAAAGAGCAATTACTCGCTGGTAAAATTCGTAATATTAAAATTATTACAACTAGAGCATACGAGCAACTTATCAAGATTCAAAATGAAGGCATTCATACATTTTGGAAAGATCGTAGATTAACTCCTGAAGAAATAGCAACTGCTATGGGAGAAGATGCAGTAAAAGCATTCCAATTCCACGGTTTCTTGACTGATTGCATTGTTAATATAGCGACTGCTGATGGTATCGAGCCTGAAATAAAACTACCTACAAATGCTTTTGAAGTTGTAGATGGTACACTGGTTATTTCAGATGAGCCTTACGAAGTTCAGTGATGGTAGAGTAAAACACAACACATTTAATAAATAAAAATATGAATATATTCACTCTACAGCATTCTACTCCTACAAAAGAACAATTATTAGCTGATAAGTTACAACAAATCAGTCATGTTGCTAATAATGGTTATAATAATATTTCTGAAATTCAAACAATAGGAATACAATTGCTTTGGAATGATCCAACATTGAAGCCACAAGAAATTATAGATGCTCTTGGCGATGACGCTGTGAAGATTTTCCAAGTTCACGGAATATTAACTGATGCTATTAAGCAAATAGCAGAGATTAGTGGAGTTGTACCAAATATAGCAACACCTACAAACGCATTCTCAATTGTTGATAATGTTATTACCGTATCAAATAACCTATACACACTATAATTATGGCTGGTATTAAAATCGTAGACTTACCGAATAGCGCACTTCCTTATACAGGAACGGAGAGAATTCCTATCACACAAGACGGTGTAACGCGAAATGGTACATTAAATTCATTTGCTAATTATATTTCAGCGTTCACGCCCCCAGAACCCCCCTTAACACAAAACCAAATAGAAACTGCGATAACCAATAACTCTACGTTCTTAACTAATATTGGAGCAGTCTCTGGTAATGGAACTGGGGTTAATCCTCTCTCGTTCAACGAAGCATTAGGATCTGTTTCCAATAATACTATTCAGTTCTTTGATGATTTTTCTCAATATGATGAAGGTCGGTGGGTGAAGAATGGCGACAATCCTCTCAGTGGAAACCCGCTACGCTTTGCCTTTGCCATAAAACATCAAGTCACGGCTTATGCAGTCACATCAGCAACATCTCCCGGAAATTCTGCCGTGACTGCTGGAACAGTGACGGTGACTATTACAGGTGCTAACATTACAGGCAGTCCTCTAACTATACCCGTCAATGTGTCGAACGGAGATGATAGTGTAGCGGTGGCTAACAAAATTAAAACCGCATTTAATGCTAATGCTGCAATTACCTCCAACTATATCGTAGGTGGTACATCTGGAGATGTGACACTTGCATCTGTATCATGGAATGGCTACCCTAATGTAATTACTACATCAACTGCTCATGGATTATCACCCGGTGATACATTTCGTTTCAAGAATTTTTCAGTAACAGGTGGCGCACAAGCTATAATCGATGCAACCGCTATTTATAATAATAACTGGTTTACGGTTAGAACTGTTACAAATTCAACTACGCTTACTATCGACGCAACTCGCTCTCATGGAGCTGTCAGTGTATTAACCGGAAGTATAGGAAAAGCATCTGTTTCTTTACTGGCTAAAGAAACCCCCAATGTACAATTCGATCACACTCTTAATATTTCCATAACCAATGGAACTAGTACAGGAATTCTAACCAAAAGTGAAAGCTACCATACTCAAGGAGCTGCTCCTATTATTGTTAGTGATTTACAAACTATCTCGGTAGCCGCTTCTGGAACGCCAACGAACAGTGCCAATGCTACACTAACAGTCACAGGTCGTTATGTGGCAGGAGGCACTGTTACTATACCATTTGCGGTAGTTTCTGGAACTTTGCCGTGGGATTCGAATACATTAAGCGGATGGGTCCAGTCAGCGGTTGCTGCTTTTAATAATCATCCAGCTGTCAATCAAACCTATGTTGCAACAAATTCGTTTAATACGATTATTATATCTGCAAAGTCACTCGTTTATCGACCATTCTTTGACCCTTCATTGACTATATCTATTTCACCCGGAGCAACCACAGGAACAATTGGAGGAGGTGCTAAAAATGTCATTTCTGGCGGCGGTAGAAAGTATCTAATGGGAAGTAATAACTGCTTGTTTTACATGAGTAGTTTTGTTAACACTATGACAGCTCCGCGTAAGTTTGCAATGACATTGGAAATGGAGCTTTTACCGTCTTCAAATGGTTTAAACACACTATTCGACCGTGGTCCTAATACTAGCTTTATGGAATCTGAAATGATTCCTGTGGGTGGTGGAAATATTAGCGGCGGAGTTAATGGTGATATGGTTCACATGAACTTAGGGCGTGGTGGAATCAACAGCCTTGATTTTTACAATAACTCAGGTTCTACAGTCTTCGATGAATACTTACCCGGTCCATCTGGACAGTTACTTTGGGGAGAGTTATTTTCCAAAATTAAGCACGGAAATAAATTTTTTCTCACCGTTGAAGGTGATGATCAGGAAGTTCGATATTCAGCATTCGGAACTACACTTATTGCTAGACATCCATTAATGGCTACAAAACTGGGCCAGCCACAAACTCACTTTTGGTTTGAAGCTGGTGGCGATGGCATCGGGGGTGATTTGAGCCTTTGGAAACTACATAAATGGTGGGTAAATTCACCAGTACTCGATTATCGACAAAGAGTTTCAGAAGGCGGGGCAGCGGGGTTAATGGGAGCTGGTATTCAGACTCCGGGTCAACTTCATTTAAGAGGTAGCACAGAAATCAAAACACCCAACGCTGGTCCATTCACCTTTATTGCAGGTGGAGTAACAGTCGATCAAGTTACTGGTCATGTAACTGGCGGTGAGTCTGTTATTGAGGGTAGATTAAGGTTAGGTTCTCCAGTCGGCAGCACTATTACAGGTCTTCCTCTGGGGGTTGCTCCAATTGCAGGAGATGATACATTCACGACACCTTTACAATCTGCGGTCAATGCATTATCATCCGTTTCTTTCCTACCTTTACTAAGAACCTCTAGCCTTCCTCCGGGAATGTGTGAGCGAGCAACTTATATTGGAACTTTCGGAGCTAATGTCAACTCAAAACGGATTGCGATTTTTGAAGCGGGTGCTCCGCTTTTCGACACCGGCATTTTGAATCAAAATGGGGGGATGTGGAAGCTAATTATTCACCGTGTCTCTCATGCTAGTGCATCAGAACGATGGGCATTTGAGTTCTGGTCAACAGCTACAGGTACTCTCATGGTTCCAGCAGTCGTAAATCGTGGCTCTCAATTTACCTCATTTACAATGAATGTTGCTGGAACTGCTCTTGGTGATGTCACTGTGGTGTGGAGACTTGGTGAAGTTTTCTCGGTGTGATATTAATAGTTTATTTGTATAGCAAGGTTACTAATTGTAGTAATGTCAATCTATTAATAATATGTGCCGTATATAGAGGTATCGTTGACACTGTTGTCGAATATATTATCCTTGGAATACTGATCAACATCAAACGGATATGTCTTTGGATTGCTGCTTAATTGTGTTGCAAACACATCTTGCAATTCGATAAGTTCGTCATTCTGGGTTATCATGTAATCACCATTTTCATTCGCAAGGTATAATTGATCAAGTAGAGATATACTCGAACTCAATACACCACTGAACGCATTATCATAAACCTGAACATTGTTATCTTCATCAGGGAATCCAGCTTCAAAGCTGTAATCATATCTCTTAGCGGTGATCTTCCAGATATAATGACCCATTAATGGGTTCAATGGTCCCCCATCTTCATCGATAACCTCAGTGACTACAAATGTTTTAGCACTTCGCCCTCCCGGTCTATCACATCCAAACGGTGTTAATATGAATCCATCATCAGCCTTTGGCTCAATTCGTTGTCCATTGTTTGCATGAATATAGATCCCGCTGAATGAATCAGTAAATGCTTTTATGTGGAAATACAGGGTTACACTATCATCAGGTTCCCATCCATATGTTTGTAAAGGAACTCCATTGTGTTGATATTCCACATATGCTCTTATGGTAGTTGGTCCATAATACGGCGCAACCGTGTGTTCTCCATAGAAATTATTAGCAGCTGATAGATTATATGTGTTGACATAGTAGTTGATATCAACCCCGAAATTATTAATCAATTCGGAAAACCCGCTGTTATACAATGCTCGCTCAGCTTGAAAATTAGAAGGATCAGCGAATCCGCCGCAAAGTGGTTTATAAACACCTGCGAAGATATTCGAAGGCTCTAAGCAAGATAATGGAGTTACAGGACATCCCATGGTTTTATTTAACCTTCACGACCCGTGCAACTGGTTTATTTTCTGGTGTCATGTACATTTGCAATCCAAATGGACTATTTTTTATTTTAGACAATTTATTATCTTTAAACTCCAAATTGTATGTGACCAACACATCGGTAAGTTCCGGTCCTTGAAACATATAACCCAATACATTTATCTTAGGATTAAGTTGTTTGTATGGTCCTTTAGTTGTCATATGTTTTCTAGTTCCAATATCTCTTGTTATATTACCACCTTTTATATTACGATGGGCTGAGAGCTTGGGGGTACCATCTGCCATATTATGCGCATATTCTAGAAAGAATGTTTCAAAAGATTTCACTATATCTATTTAACAAAAAAGGGGAGTCATTTAAGACTCCCCCTTTGTTTCTATGAATTTTCTAAGAATTACTTGATGTATTCAGCACCCTTTTTGTAGTTTCCAACTTTGTTGTTGGAACCTGCTCCAATATTTGGTTGCTTAGCATTGTAAAGAGCGTGACCGTAGTCTCCGTCATCACCCACTTTGTCGGTGACATCTGAAGATGCCTTACCACCCTTTGCTTTGACCTTACCAACGGTGTTTGGTCTTCCGGTCAACTTACCGATTGCTGGGGTTTCTTCATCTTCTTCACGATTCATCATATCATCTTCGCCTTCGTCGCCCATGTCGAATTCGAGTTCATCTTCGCCTTCTCCTTCATCTCCACCTTCTTCTTCACCACCTAGAACGGTCATGAGAACATCGTGAAGCTTTTGAGCAGTTGCTCTGTCGAGAGTGAAGGTAACTTCATCTTCCCCACCGCCAAAATCAGAATCCATTTCATCATCTGTCATTTCATCATCAAGTCCGAATGCATCGACATCGTCTTCTGCGTCTTCTGGACCTCCCATGTAATTTTCATTAACGACGGATCTAAACAATTTATCAAAACTAAGTGTTTTTCTAGTCATAACTTTATTTAGTATTTGTTTTCCCATTTTTCTACTTTCTTGCAATTCTTTTTCTTCTTCTGCTTCTCCAGCTTGAAGTACTTTGAGTTGATTTTCTAAATCTGCTTTTGCCTTCTCCGAAAGATTCGGATTTTCCAAAGCCATTCTGATCGTTTTCTCTTTTTTAGAACTGTATTTATTTTCTTCGCTATCCTCCTCTTTGCATCCGCATTCACACTCCGATGGATGATCGTCGTTCAATGCTTTTGTAGCACCTCCCTTTTCATCAAGTCCACCATCCTGTTTAGGGAAATTTCCATCAAATGCATTTGGTGGTTGGTTCTTGGATTCTTTGACAATTGTGTATTTTAACGCATTCAACATGTCTCCGTATGCGTCTCCGATGTTTTGAAGATCCTTTTTGATCATAATGTTATTTAACAATACACAGTTAAATATCTTAATATGCCAAAGAACCCAGAGAAGTTTTATATGGGGAATCAAAATCTTCCCTCTAAAGGAACTGTTATCTCATATACACCAGATCAAATTAAAGAAATGCAAAAGTGTTCAAAAAACATATTGCATTTCGCTGAAAAATACTTTTATATATTGAATGTTGATGATGGTAAAATTCCAATTAAACTATACAAAGCGCAGAAACGAGTTTTAAAACAAATGATGGAACATCGTTTCTTTTGTTTATTGGCAAGTCGTCAGGTGGGTAAAAGTACCCTTATGACAATTTATATATTATGGATGGCTAATTTCTTTGAAAATCAAAGAATTCTTCTTGTTGCAAACAAAGAATCCACAGCTATTGAAATTTTTAGTAGAGTTAGGATGGCCTATGAAATGTTGCCGAATTGGCTGAAGTCTCCCGTTGTAGAATACGCCAAGACTAGTATGGAACTTGAGAACAATAGTCGAATATCTATTACAACTACAACTGGAACGGCAGCGCGTGGTCAGTCCGTCTCTGTTTTAATTATTGACGAATGTGGCTTCATTGAAAATCATTTGATGGAACCCTTCTGGGCATCTGTGTTCCCAATTGTATCATCTTCTAAAAAGGCGAAAGTTTTTATGTGTTCCACTCCAAACGGAACTGGTAACTTGTTTTATGATATATACACCGGATCGGTAGAAGGTAAAAACGGATGGGCCAATGATAAAATTTTATGGAGTGAAATTCCCGGAAGAGATGAAAAATGGGTGAAAGAAATCAAGGGAGGGTTGGCATCCGAAGAAAAATTTGAACAAGAGTTCAACTGTCAGTTCTTAAATTCTGGAACGGGATCGATGGGCGAAGATGCATATAACCACATGAAGTCTTACATATCTGATCCAGTAGAGACTTTGATGGATGGTAAGTATAAGATTTTTGAGCATTATCAAGAAGGACGGATTTATATAGCGGGTGTTGACACCGCTGAAGGTATCGGAGGTGACTTCAGTTGCATAAAGATACTAGATATAACCGATCTTAAAGAAATCACCGAAGTTGCTGAATATTACGATAATGCCATATCGGTTTCTGAGTTTGCCAACAAGGTCCATGAGATTCTATCCCACTGGGGTAAACCATTGGCTTGTATTGAAAGAAATAACCAAGGTGG